TGTTCTGCTGATACTTGTTGAGCTATTTCTTTGGCAGAATAATCTTCTGTCAAATACAATTTAAATGCTCTGTCTTTTACAGCTTTAGGTAATTTTTTAGGCATTACATATATGCAGCATTAGACCATCCTGTATCAGCGTTTCCTGATTCAATGCTTCCTCCATGTGGGCTTCCGTCTGATTGTAACAATTTACTAAAATCCATACCGCCTTTGTTTTTATTACCAGCAGCATTAAAACACTCTGGTACTTTATGTTTTACACCACCCGTTGTGCTTATCTCTTTAAATTTTATACCTATCTCAGCTCTGCTACATACACCTCTTATCATCGCATCCTTTGGACCGAGAGGTTTATACTCAGGGTTTTCTAGTAAAGTTGCTATAGTTCGTTTAGCTCCTTCAGTTTGTATATTGTGTATACATTTATAATAATCACACCACACAACCTTAGCATACTTTGCTTTAAACTCTTCAGCAGTCATGCCTTTAGGTAACTTATCTTCTATCTTATTATCTTTAGGTTCAGGTGTATCATAAAAATATGTTTTATTCTTTTGACCTGTTGTTTTTTTATAACCTTTAGGTGCTGCCATTTCTATTCTCCTTCACTGAGTATAATGCAACGCAAGCTGCGTCAGCGTAATCTTGTTCGGGGAACTCGTCTCCCCACTTTTCTATTGCATACTTTAGTATATCATCTTTTGTAGCTTTACCACTACCTAGTATTTCTTTCTTCCATGTACCATTATCAACTAATGTTGTTGGTATATCACTTAAACATAATGCTCCCCAAACAGCCCCAACTACTTCTGATAAAGTACGCACTACATTTCTATTCTGTGCAAATATTGGTTCTTCGATTACAGCATAATCTACAGTATCTATATCGATATCTTCTACTAATGTCCTAGCAAAGTTGTCCATTAGTTCTGGAAATCTATCTTTAAATGATTTCTTCGTGTCACAACTAGCTTTGTAAATTTTAATTAAATTTTCACTCTCATCTAATACAACAATATGAATTGCTTTACTAGACGTATCTAGACCTAAATATTTCATAGTTCTATTGTAGAGGTATATTTTCTTTAATAATCTGCCTAGATGTCATCTTATCGTACATTTTATCTTCTAGTGCATCTTTTTTAAATATAGCTATAGTTGCCCCCACACCGACTGCGAGTGCTCCTACTACTGGTAAACTTTTTACTATTCCTTTTGCTACGTCTTTACTTGTCATTTGTTTTCTCCTTTAATTTATTATTTTATTCCCCTTCTAGAATTTTCATACCTAAAGCAATTATACCCCCAATAGTCGCTGTGGATACTTCTGGCATCCCATAAAATAAACCTACTACTGATAAAATAGTAAGGCATGATATTGCTAAAAATATTTGTGGTCTAAATTTTCCCATATTAATATAATCTCCCTATAATTATTATACTAAAGTTTAGTCAATTCCTTTAGTTCTTAGTGCGACAATTCTAGAAATAGTTACCCAACATTGAGTATACAACTTAAGTCTACCTTCTTCATACTTTTTTGCCGCTTCCATTTCAGTCTTTCGTTTAAATAATTCTATAAGATGTTTATTAGAAGACATAATCATTCCCCTAGCTTCGTCTCTAGTGGGTTTTTTACCTTTAGCTTCTTGCATAACTTTAGCAAAAGCCGCATTATATTCCTCTTCAAATTGAGCTTGCATAGCTCCGTGTTTCATTTCATGACTAGCTACAACCTGTTCTAGTATAGCTTTAGTACCACCGTACACAGCAAGGAATACTTCTAGTTCTTTATTAGTAGCTCCTATAACATCAGCAAAATCTAATGTGTCTGCTGCATCTTGTTGAAATTGAACCCAAGGAACATTAGGTATTGAGTCTCTTTCTTGTTTTGCAAAGTCTATTGCGTTTTGATAACCCCATCTTTTTTCCATTATTACCTCTTATTTTTACATTTACAATACCACATACCCGTACAAGTCTCAGGTTCTGTAGTCATGTTCATTATTTTTTCACATCGTTTTAATATATCTTGCCAGACTTGTTCATCTCTGTCAACTTTAAATGCTTTAAAATTTTGATCATTTTTATTTTCATATAAAACTACACCGTAATCACGATTAGTTATGTTAAGATAGATTTGTAATTGAATTAAATGCTCGTGTTTTGGAGTCTCTTTTAACTCTTTAAAATCTTCATCTTTAATAGTTTTTAATTCTAACAAAGCTTCTTTATGTTTTTCATGCGTAATGATAAAATCAATCCTACCTGAAATTGGAGGATCTTCATATTTTATACTTACTTCATCATCAATATAAAGATTAGCTTTTTCTAAATATTTCTTCATTCGAGTTTCAAAAGTACCCCCATGATCAAATATTCTTTGTATCCTAGGTTTGATAGTATCCCAATCTAATAATCCATTGTAAGCAAGATAAAGATACTTATCACAAGGATTACCAAAATTAGAAGGATAGAATTTACCTTTAGAAGGAGGGCTATTCTTTCTACCTAGAACATTATCAATAGATTTTAATAACCATCTATCTTGATTTTTAGTTCTTTTACCACTCTTTCGAGGATTCTTTTTACTTATAGATCTAATTCCTGCCATATCTTCGCCTTTATATCTTTATATGTTTTTTCTTTGATGTGGCATATTTCATACCCCGCCTCTTTTAAATACTCATCTCTCATAGCATCTCTTTTTGCAAAGTGTCCAAAAGGACCATCTGCTTCTATTATAACATTTATTTCTGTTAATATGAAGTCGGGTACATATTTACCTACAGGCGTTTGCCATGTGTATCGTAACCCTATCTCGTCAAGCACTCTCGCTATCAGATTCTCCTGTAAGGTATGACTTTTTCGTGGCATCTACAAGCTCCTCATATTCTTTAGAGTCTTCTTTGAACCATGTAACAACTGCATTCATACCTCTAAAATTTGATGTTTTATAATAATACATAGCACCTTTTTGTTCAATAATGCCTTCTTCTAGTGCTACTCTAACATAAGTTTCAACCATATCTATACCCCCATCAAACTTAAATGGCACTACTACTTGTTCAAATTTCTCTCCGCCAAACTTATCTTTTAATAATCTAGCATTTATTTCAAACCCCATTCTATCTGCCATGTTCTTTGAACCGCTTTTACCCGGTTTAGTTAGCCAAGAGCCTCTAGTAAAATGCATACAGCAGTGGGTAAAGTATTTCTGACCTTCACCACCGGGCATAGTATCCATCATCTGAACATTACCCATAGTGCCTCTAGTCTGATTAATAGCGACTAATGCTCCACCATGTTTTAATTCGGGTATAAGTCTCATTAACATTTGATTCCAAGTTCTAGATTGCCATGCAATAGGGCTATGACCTATACCATCTTCGTGTGTAAAAATATCTGCAGGCACCAAACCCGCAACACTATCAATAACCACTATGTCTGCACCAGCTTGTAAAGAAGTTCTAACTGCTTTAAATGCTTCTTCTGATGTATCAGGATTATATACCACCATCTCTTTGGTATTTAACCCACTTTTAGTCATCCAATCGCTATCCCATGACTTTTCTAAATCAACCCATACAGCTACTCCACCATCTTCTTGCACAGTTTTACATAGTTGTGATGCTACATAAGACTTACCTGATGAAAAACCACCGAATAAAAGAGTAAATCTTTTTCTAGGTATACCCCCCTTTGTGATTTTATCTAGTTGTGGGATATTAAAAGGTATCTTTGTATACTCAAAACTAGTATCATTACCTGTTGTAGCTTTTACTTTTTTGTCATTAAGTAATGTATTAAAAATTTCTTTTGAGGTTGACTTCATATTAAATCATCTCCTTTTTCTATATCTTTATTTATATTTCGTTTTTGTATTGCTTCTGCCCATGCCATGCACACCGCACCACATTGGATTAACTCATTATATAAGTCGTGTGTATTCTTTTCGTATACTTCTCTAGCTACTTCTCCGAACTCTTCTCCCAGAATTACAGTCCAATACTCATCTGTGTGGTGCATTTGCTCACCCCATTTATCTTCTTGTGACTCTCTTTCTGCTAAGAACTGCTCAGTAACAATGGCTCTTACATGCTCAAGCTCCATCTTTTTTCTTACCTTTCTTTAGAATATTTCTAATCTCGCCGTCTACTTTATCGTGTACTGCTTGATAGGCTTTATCTAAAGTTAGTCCAGCTTCCTCTAATTGTTCATCTATTGGTAGTTCAGTATCAAGATCATGTATTTCCATGTCCATTCTTGCGTACTGGTTAGTTTCTAATGGACCTACTCTAAATGTAAATCCTAATTTAAGTCCTACTTTTGCCACTTTTCATCTCCTTTACCATATTTTTTATGGGTATTTCATATTGTTTATACTTACTTTTATTTTCTCCATGATGAAAAAATAAATTTTTTTTATTATCTGTGCATTCTAAAAATGTTTTATAAGTTATCAAATGATTAAAAGGCTTGTCTTTATAATCATTTATCATAATTAATTCTTCTAAAATATTTCCATAGTAATCTACATATGCTTCTAAATGTTCTATTACATTTTCATCAAAAGTTGATGAGTTAGTTCCTCTAAAAATATGTCTTTTATGGTTTAAGTCTCTAACAAAACGATTGTCGTCTGGAAAATATCTCCCTACAGTATTACCATCATTTTTTCGCACTGGTTTACTCGGAGTCATTTATTAGCTCCTTTGCTATCAACATATCTATGTATTGCTTTGCTTTATATAAGTCTTTGATACCATCTTTGTATCTCCACCTTGTTATATATTTTACCACATTCCCCTCTGCAAAATTCATCTGATTATCGTGTATGTAATCAAAGGGTTCTATCTCAAAATGATAATGCACAGGGTCTATATCTGTATTTTTATTTACATCTTCTTCATCACTTAAACCGGGTATT